ACTTTTCTTCTGGTCGTGTCGTAATAGACTCAACATGCACAGGTGGTGAGATAGGTATTCGTGGTATTTCCGAAGTAACTGATAATAGTGCTGCTGGTTGTACTGTCTTAGATGAGACAGTTAATTCATCACTAGAAATCATCAATAATGGTGTTAAGAACTCTTCTATCTTAGTGCCGCACACAACAAACTTAACATAATTTAAGGAGCCATAGCAATGGTTGCATTTCTAGACAACGCAGTGTTCGATCAGGGACTTGATACCCTTGATAATGACGCAAACAAAATCGTAATTACTTCTCAGCAGGCAACTACATTTGCCGAAGCTAACGTGACCTACGCTTTAGGTGACAGCACTAGCCTTTCAATCGGCCCCCCATCGGATCGTGCTGGTGGCGGTCGAGAGGTGACTATAGCTGCAATTACAGATGGTTCAGTTACGGGGACAGGCACAGCCTCGCACTACGCCCTACTGAATACTACAGGAAGTGTACTCCTTGCAGCTAACTCCCTTACAAACGGCCAAGCCGTAACAAACGGCAACACTTTTACACTTGGCTCATTTACAGTCGGTATCCCTGACCCAGTATAAGCTAAATAAAATACGGTTACTCTGGGTTATGCTCAGAGTAACCTTTTTACTACCTTGTGACTAGGAGACTATGTATAATGCCATTATTTGATAGTTTATCTGGTAACTTTGATGACAGAACGGGTTTATTTGATGACCCTGATGTAATGCTTACCGCTAACCCCATTGCTACGCCAAACCCTGCTGTAGGTGAACCTAGCCTTGTATTTGTGGTTGACTTAACTGGTAGTTCTATTGTTACAGGCAACTCTGAGGTTAAAGAACCTACCTTTGAACAAGTCAATAGCGTATCAGCAGATAGTATTGTTACTTCTAACTCTTTTGCAGGTAGCCCTAGTGCTGCCCAAGATCAAGACCTAACAGCATCCTCTGTAGTTACTCCTAGTGCTTCTGTAGGTAGCCCTAGTGCTGCCCAAGATCAAGACCTAACAGCATCCTCTGTAGTTACTCCTAGTGCTTCTGTAGGTAGCCCAAGTGCTGCTCAAGATCAGTTCCTAGTAGCTTCTAAGGTATCTGCTTCGAACCCAGTTGTAGGTAGCCCAAGTGCTGCGCAAGATCAGTTCCTAGTAGCTTCTAAGGTATCTGCTTCGAACCCAGTTGTAGGTAGCCCAAGTGCTGCGCAAGATCAGTTCTTAACAGCTTCTTCTGTCGTCACTCCTAGTGCGACGATAGGAACTCCTTCAGTTGCCCAAGGTAATGGCCTAACAGCATCCTCTATTGTTACTCCTAGTGCTTCTGTGGGAACCTCAGCAGTTGCTCAAGACAGTGACCTAACAGCATCCTCTGTAGTTACTCCTAGTGCGACGATAGGAACTCCTTCAGTTGCCCAAGGTAATGGCCTAACAGCATCCTCTATTGTTACTCCTAGTGCTTCTGTGGGAACCTCAGCAGTTGCTCAAGACAGTAACTTGTCCTCAGATGACATTCAGGCTGGTTCCCCTATTGCTGGAAGCCCTCAGTTCGCTGAGAACGATGACTTTGTAGCGACAAACATAGTTACCCCAAGTCCTGTGCTAGGTCAGCCTACAGCTACACAAGCTCATGGAATATCGGTAAACAGTATTGTTACTGCTGCTGCTCTCGTAGGCACTCCAGAAGTGGTTACTAACGGAGAGCTACTTGCAACAAGTATTACTACGCCAAGCCCTCTGGTTGGTAGCTCAAAGCTAGATCAAGTTAATGAGCTAACTAAGAACAACATAGTTACAGGTATTCCTGCCGTAGGTGAACCCAACCTTATCCAAACCTTTGATTTGGGTAAAGGCGACATTGAAACGGGTATACCCACTCTTGGTAGTCCTAGCCTGTTCGAGAATGACGACCTTCTAGCGGATAACATTACGACAGCTTCGGCACAAGTTGGTACCTCAAAGCTAGATCAAGCTAGCCCAATGGCTGCTGACAGTATTGTTACAGCACCTTCTGTATTCACAAGCTCAATCTTACGTCAGAACAATGAGCTAACTAAGAACGGCATAGAGACTGCAAGTCCTGCTGTTGGTGAACCTACACTAGCATCTTCTGGTCAGCTATTACCTGCCAGCATTACTACTGACAAGGCTTTCGCTGATGAGCCTCTGTTTACTCAGGTAGGCATACTTTCTGCTGAGGTAATTACTACTGCCAGTGCTGTAGTAGCGGCTGCTGTACTTGCTCAAGTCAATGAGTTAGGCAAGGGAACCATAGTTACAGGCGTTCCTGTTGTAGGCGAGCCTGCTATAGCCTCTCAGAGTGCGATTCAAGCTGATGTCATCCTAACTGGCAATGCCATTGTTGAAATCCCTAAGCTTGATACAGAAAATGCACTAACTGCTGATGCAATTGTTACTTCTGCTGCATTAGTTGGTGTCGCTGCCTTCTCCGAAGGTGACGGTTTACTAGCTAATAATATTACTGCATCAGCCCCAATTGTAGGCACATCTGCCTTTAGTCAGGTTAATGCTTTAGGCAAGAATAGCATAGAAGCTGGCATTCCTATTGTAGGTATCCCAGAACTTGCTAAGGGCGATGGTTTCCTAGCCGATATTATTACTTCTGGTCAAACCTTTGTTAACAGACCAGCAATATCTCAAGACATTGCACTTAATGTCGTAAGTATTGTTACAGGTCAGCCCTTAGTTGCAGCACCTACCTTACGTCAAGCCAATGAGCTAACTAAGAGCAATATAGTTACAGGCATCCCTACTGTAGGCGAACCTAACTTAGTCCACTTAAGCGGCCTCATAGCTGACGCAATTATAACCTCCAGCCCAGTCTTAGGGTCAGTTGTTATAGCCTCAGTTGCCGATCTTACAGCGTCTTCTGTTGCTACCCCTCAGCCAGTCTTAGGGCAACCATCAGTAGATCAACCTAACACTCTCACGGCAGACGGTATCGTAACACCAAGCGCCCTAGTAGGCACTTCCGCCTTCTCTGAGGGTGACGGGATACTAGCTGATGGCATTATTACCCCCAGCCCTAACCTTGGCAACCCAACCGCAACTCAACAACAAGCCCTCACAGCGTCTTCAATCGTCTCTGGTGTACCTTCAGTAGCAACGGCTGCTATTAGTCAACAGAGCGGCCTTACAGCGTCTCCTATTGCTACTCCTAGCCCTGTAGTTCAAGAAGCTAACTTAGGTCAACCTAATGGCTTAAGTGCAACGAGTATTATCGTACCATCTCCATTGGTAGGTAGCCCTAACGTAGATCAAGTTAATCTACTGCAAGCCTCTGGTGTCGTAACGAGTGACCCTAGTGTTGGCACCCCAGCATTTGACCAGAATGTAATTATACTAGCTGACTTTATTGTAACAGCTAACCCTACTATAGGTAGCCCTGCATTATCAGAGGCTTCTGGTTTTTCTGCAACACCTATTGTTACTCCTAGCCCTGTTGTTGGCACATCAAGAGTTATAATTCCAACACAGAGACGAGCAGTATTCGTAACAGAAAATACAATAACTACTGTGACTGTAGAAGAGCCTAACTCTAGTGTTCTGGGAGCATCAAGCAACACAGTAATTGTAGACGATCCTAATACGGCTACCGTAGGGGTTTCATCTAACACAGCTAATGTCCTAAATCAAAACAATAAGGCGGCTTAACATGGCTTTTACCATCACTCAGAATGACACGTCACCTTCTATAAAGGCAACTCTTAGAGATGGAGCTAATGCAGTAATTGATCTAACTGGAGCAGCCTGTAAGATACACGTAATGCCGTTAGGTGGCACTGTGCTAAAGGTCGATTCCGCTACGAACATCACTGACGCTACAGGTGGTGTAGTCCAGTACGATTGGGTCGCAGCAGATACAAATGCCTTTGGTACGTTCTCTGTTCAGTTTGAGGTCACATACAGCAACGGTTCAATAGAGACATTTCCTAACAGTGGTTCACTTCCCTTAGTAATAACCAAAGAATTAGGATAACAGGAGGTAATATGGCTGAGTATCAAGGTAAGCAAGTAACGCTTAACAAGCCCAGACGTACAACAGGCGGAAGCAGTAAGTTTGAAGTGTTTGTACAGGATGGTGACAGAGTAAAGAGAGTTGCTTTTGGTGACCCTAATATGAGCATCCGAAGAGACAACCCAAAAGCTAGAGCGAACTTCAGAGCTAGACACAACTGCGACACAAAGAAAGATAAGACAACTGCTGGCTACTGGTCTTGTCGTATGTGGAGTGCAAGCTCTGTGACTAGTCTTACAAAGGCTTACACTGAGGAGAACTTCGAGCCTCACACGATGTATAACTCTGAGACTGGAGAAAGTATAAAGGTAAATACATTACAAGAACACTTAGACCTGCAAGAGAACGGATTTGAACACACCATGACAAAGAGCATAGAAGGTAAAATCCTTAAGGTCGATGAAGAACAACGTATGGTCTTTGGCTGGGCCTCAGTTATCACTGAAGATGGTGAACCTGTAGTAGACCGCCAAGGCGATATGATCGGGGCTGACACGCTAGTCAAAGCCGTTAACGAATTTATGGAGCATGTGCGAGTTGGCAAGGCTATGCACACAGGGAAGCAAGTAGGCGTAGTCGTTCACTCTCTTCCAGTCACTAAAGAAATCGGTGACTCTCTTGGTATCCAGTCTAACCGTGAAGGATGGATCGTTGCTTACAAAGTATTCGATGATGATGTCTGGGCTATGGTTAAGTCGGGTGAACTAGCGGCGTTTTCCATTGGTGGAAGAGCTATAAAAGAGGAGCTATAAATTGCCCAATCTCCTAACAAAACTGCACCTTGAAGAACTATCCTTAGTGGATCGTCCTGCTAATGCTCAGGCAATGGTTAGCCTCTTCAAGCGTGATAACTCGGAAGAGGAAGTTACTAAAATGACTGAAGAAATGGAAGCCAAAATCAAGGCATACATGGCAGAAAAAGGTGTTGACCGTGAAATGGCTATGAAAGCTATGGATATGTACAAAGAAGAGGCTGTTGAAGTTGAAGCAGCTCAGGATGGTGGGATGCCCCCAAAACCTGACTTTGATGCCATGAAGGCCGATATAGACAGACTTTCTACGGAGAACCAACACCTCCGCAAAGGATTGATCGACAATGGTTACGTTATTCGTGCTGAGTCGATTGAGAAGAAAGCGGAAGAAGAGATGATGGACATCAGCGGAGAGATGGTTGCTAAGAGCGCCATTCCAGCCCCAGTCCTGAAAGCACTTGAAGCTGCTGAAGTTTCTAAGCGCGAACATGAGTTAGAAAAGGCTGACATTGAGTTAACTAAGAGTGCAGGCGAAGTCCTACCACACTTTGAGACTGGTTCAGCAAAAACCCTTCTGAAGTCTTTCTCAGAAGATGATGCAATTATGGAAACCTTAAAGGCCGCTGATGCAGCTTTTGCCGCTTCCATGCAAGAATTTGGTAAGTCTGATGTAGACGGTGATTTTACTTCACCTACCGACAAACTAGATGCCCTCGTAAAGTCCTACATGGACGACAACCAACTAAAGAAAAGTGACTTCGCAAAGGCTTATGCTGCTGTAGCAAAGACCGAAGAAGGCAAGTCTCTCATCACTAAATCCTATAAAGGGGAATAAATAATGTCTTTCATCCAATCTCGTGACAACCGTACAGTTCTCGCTGGTGCTGACCTAAGCACTAACCAGTTCGCAATGGTCAAGTACGATGCTAATGCAAATGCTGTCATCTGTGGCGCTGGCGAAGCTCCGCTGGGCGTACTAACTGTACCTGCGGCTGCTACCAACGCTTGCACCGTAACAGTTTCTGGTGTCGTAATGGTAGAAGTAGGTACTGGTGGTATCACTTTAGGTGCCAACGCTGCAACTAACGCATCAGGCCATGTAATTGCCGCTGCTACAAATGACGTCATTGTCGGAACAGCTTTAGAAGCTGGAGCAGTAGGCGTAATCATTGCAATGGACATCTCTCTCGCTAACAACATCTCAGCTTAATAGCTAGAATTAAGGAAATATAATATGCCACTATTGACCCCCGCACAGGTACATTTGGACGCACCACTGTCAAACTTGACACTGGCCTATGTACAAGAGCAAACTGTTTTCGTCGCTGATAAGGTATTCCCTGTCGTTGGTGTTCCAAAGCAGTCAGATAAATACTACCTGTATGATCGTGCAAACGCTAACCGATCTGGTGACGTTAAGAAACTAGCGCCTCGTACAGAAGTCAACCGCGTAGGCCAGAAGCTGTCAAATGACGCTTACTTTGCTGACGTGTATGGCATCGGCATGGACTTCGATGAGCAGACACTTGCTAACGAAGACGACATGCTGAACATCCGTTCTGCTGGCGCTCAGATGCTAGTGAACCGTATGTTAATCCACCGTGAGAAGCAGTTCGCTTCTACATTCTTCGTAGATGGCGTCTGGGGAACATCCGTAACTGGTCAAACTAACGCATCTGGTAACGAACCTGTTCTCTGGAGTGACTACACTAACTCAACTCCTATCGCTAACGTAACTCTTGCAGCAGCAACTATGCAGCTTACATCTGGTGGCTTCAAGCCCAACACAATGGTTGTTGGTAAGGCAGTGCGCGACATCTTAGTCAACCACCCAGACATCTTGGCTCGTTTGAACGGTGGTTCAACCATCAACAACCCAGCTTTGATCGTTGACGCTAAGTTGGCTGAAATCTTTGGTGTAGAGAAATTCCTCATCATGGAAGCTGTAGAGAACACAGCAGCAGACGGTGCAACAGAAGCATCTGCCTTTATTGGTGGTAAGAATGCACTACTTTGCTACACACCATCAAGTGCAGGTCTTATGACCCCAGCATCTGGTTTGACCTTTGCATGGAATAACATCGAAGGCGCGAACAACCTTGGTGTTACTGTTGAGTCATTCTCTGATGATGCGCTGAAGCGTCAGCAGGTTGCAGAGCATATCCAAGTTAAGATGGCTTATGACATGAAGCTAGTCGGCCCATCATTGGGTTACTTCTTCAACGCAATCATTACCTAATCAACTGGTGCAACATTTATGACGCACCGAATAGGTAACGTTAACTAATGGGGTGTCCAGAGAAATCTGGGCATCACCCAATTATAAATAATATAACAGTAGAAATAAGGAAGTACAAATGCACCCCACATATCTAGGA